GATCGGCCTCAGAGAAGTTGGCGCCCTGAGCGGTGACCGTCGAAGACGACGAGTACGCCGAGAGGCTCGGCACCTGGATCGTCTCGCCGCCGGCCGTGTTCATGATCGTCGGAACGTCGAGCATCGGACCCACGAGGCGGGCCTTCATGATGACCTCGTCGTAGAACGAGGTCGGCACCGGAGCGCCGGTGCTGGAGGTGAGGACGTCACGCTTCTCGAACGTGACGGAGCGGACCTCGCCACGAGCGAGCGAGCGGATCGCCTCCGCGTCGGAGTCGTCGCCCGCAGGCTCCTCGTCCGTGCGGATCTCAGCAGCCACAGCGTCGAGGCGCGCAGCGCGCTCCTCGTCAGCCTTCAGCTGCTCGATGATCGCAGCGCGCGAATCGAGCTCGCCCGAGATGCGATCGTACTTCTCCTGCTCCTCAGCGTTGAGGTCGCGGTTCTCCTTCGCGGCCTCCTCGAGCAGGTGCTTCGCCTCGTGCCACGCGGCCTGGCGAAGATCGTGCTGGCGCTTGATGTAATCAGACATCTAAGATCTTCCCCCTTTCTGGGGAATCGAAGGGATGATTGCCGGCCGCGGCTCCGCGTAACCGATGCTCGCGCGGCTCCGCGCTGAAGCACATAAAGCATAACCCGTAAAAACAGGGGAACTAGACTCGCGCCAGCAGCACGTCAAGTTGCTTCTGCTTCAGCGCCAGAGCAGCAGCCGCATCATCACGCGACGCGCGCAGCTTCGTGACCGCCTGATCGAGAACAGTCGCGAGCTCATCATCAAGCGTCTCGCCCTTCTCAAGCGCCGAGAGAGCCTGATTCAACTTGTCAGCCTCAAGGCCCGTCGCGTCGACAAGGCCGTCAAGGCTGCGCACGCTCGCCGTCGTAGCCTCGTAAGCCGGGAAACCAGTCACGATCGAAACCTCATGCAGGCGGACCTCGCGGAGCTCGCGCTCCTGGCCATCATCACTCCACGAATCGCCGCCCTTCGGCACCGAGAATCCGAAGCTCATCGAGTCGATGTCGCCGCGCTTCAGCAGGACCGCCATGTCACGACCATCCGTCGTCTCGGGCAGATCAGCCTCAACGCGAAGACCATGCGAATCCTCAGCGAGACGCAGCGTGCCAGCACGCTTCGACGCGAGAACACGACTCGTATCATGATTGACGAACAGCTTGATCTCGTTACGCGACCGCAGCGAACGATTGAACGCGCCGGGCGCGATCCGCTCAATGAACGGAAGCGGCTGGCTCGGCGAGTTGAAGACTGCGCCATACCCGGTGAACGTCATGCCGTCACCATCCGCAGCCTCGCGAATCTCAAACTCGTTGACGTTGATCCTGCGAGTCTCTACACCGTTCTCCATACGGAATAGGGTAGCACCGGGCCGCTCGCGAACCGAGACAGACCCATACCATCGCCGATCATCCGCCGCTTCCTCAGCAGCGATCTGCTCGCGCTTCCGCTCAAACCAGTCAATCGCCGGCTGAGGATCAAGCGGATCAATACCCCACAAGTAGAACGCGACCGCACCATTGCCCGGCCAACCATCAGCATCCGCATCCGAGTTCTGCGGAGCATCAAGATCAACGAGGTGTCGAGCGGCCCACGCGGCAACGCGAATCACCTTATCCTCTGAAACTTCACCAGCCGCCATCAGTCGAGCCTCGCGGATCGTCCGCTCAACCAGACCATCACCACCATACCCCTCAGCGCGCAACTCGAGCCCGCGCGCAGCAGCATCACGAACATACTGCGGCAACGACAAGTCAACCTGACGATCAACCATCTCCGGCAACTCGGGATCAACCGCGCCGGGCGCAAGAACCGTGATCCCGATCCGCGCATACTCCGCGCGAACATCCTCATCATTCTCAATCGCGAGCTCAATGTTATAGATATCGAGGACGTCCTTCAGCTGCTCAACCTTGAAATCGAATGCCGTGATATCAAGCGACTCGCGCAGATAGAGACGATCAAAGTCGATATCGAATGATACGAGTTCGGCAATGGTCGCGTCGCGCTGATCCTCCGTTCGTCCTGAGATGATGATGATCTCACCTTCATACTCGTCGACGAACCTGACGACGTTCTCAATCGGATCACCATTCGCATCGATCAGCGTGTCATCAATATCAACGACGATCGCCGGCGGACCATCAAGGTTCCGCTCGCCACCCGGCTCAAGATCCTCAGCGATCGACACGGCGACCATCTGATCGATCGCCGCCTGCTTCGTCTCGTGACAACCGATCACCTCGCCATCCTCCTTGATCGTCGCCCACCCATCACAATCCGGGCTCTTGTCCGTGATGAAATACGGCATCCGCTAATCCTGCCTGATGACAGAAACGCGACACGGCGTCCCACCACCACGCGCCGCAATCGACTCGCCAGCCTGCAAGAACAACTGGATCTCATCACCGCCCTGGAGGCGATGCGACTCGTTGATCGTGCCGAGCCAGACATCATGCAGGCCATTGAACTGCTCCGACCAGTTCAGATCAAAGAAGACATTCGTCGTCTGATTGCCATTGTTCACGAATCGCATCGCATACGTCTGCGATCCCTTCAGCGTGAAGATCTTGTCAGAACTCGCAGCGCCCGCCGCCTTATGGCTCGCCGTGATGAGTTCCGTCGCAATGACCGTGCCACCCGTGACATTCGTCGCCGTATCGAGCACCGCATTCGCAGTACCCGTTGACTGGCGATTCAGATTGAACGACTTGATCGGCGTCCCAGCGCTCGTAACGGAAGCGCCCTCAATCAGCGTCGCCGTAACGGCAGAGTTATCGCTGACGATCTGATATGAGACGAACTGCACGCCATTCGTCGGCGTAGCAAGACTGAACGTCGCCGTTCCCGGCGAAGCGACCGAGAAGACCTGCGACATCTGAAAGACGAAACCCTGACGCGAATACGATCCCTCGAGCGTCTTCGGCTGAACATTCCGAATCGTCACTCGCTGCGCGTCAGCACTCGGGTCGACAATCTGAACGATACCCGTACCGAGTGTGACGATCTTCTGCGTGATCGCCATATCTAATCCTCCGCGATGTAAGCGGCCTTGGGATCGGCCGGATCGATCTGACTGATCGGCTGAAGCTGCGTCGACGGCAGACCCGTATGCGCGATGCTCGGCATATTCAGAGCGGCCAGAATCTCAGCAGGATCAAAGCCGGCGAAGACTAGGCGCTGCACGATGCTCGACTTCTTGTCAAGCTCGGTAAGGTTCGCCGCGTCCAGATCGACATTCGCGAGAGGGACGCGATACACGCCGCCACCCTCAACGGGCGGCATGTCCTCGATCCGACGAATGTCATTGATCGACGCCCAACCATTCACGAGCGCCGAAGCGTGCGCCGCGTATCGGCTCGCCTGGTCGCCACGCTGAAGCGCATCGACGTTGAACTTCAGAAACGCGACGCCGGGCAGGAGCGTCGAGTATGCGTCCTCAATCTTCACGATGTACGGGCGAAGCGTGTGCTGCACGAACTGGATGCCGTTCTGCTCCACGCTCGCATACGACATCGCGCCGGGCGTCGTCACACCGATCATCGACGGCGGACAACGGAACGCGCGCGCAATCTCCTCAACCGCGAACTGGCGCGACTCGAGCATCTGCGCCTCATTCGGCTCCACGCTCGTCTTCGTGAACTTCGCACCACCGAACAAGACACCCGGCCGGTGCGACCGCTGCACGCTCTTATGACGCAGATCAAACGAGTCGGCCAGATCCTTCGCCTGCTCGCGCGTCAACGCGCCCGGATACTCGATGATGCCGCCAACCTGAGAACCCTGACCGAAGAACAACTGGGCGAACGTATCAAGCGCCTTCGCAAGGCCGAGCGTGTCCTTCACAAGATCAACACGAGAACGACCACGCAACTCGCCGGGCAACCGCAACTCGCTGATATGAATCATGTCCTCAACCGGGATGACGTCCCGATCGTTGTAGACATACTCTGGTCGTCGCGTCACACGATTCAAGCGCACCTCGACATGACGCGGATTCAGCACGATCAGACCAGCGATACCCTGATCGTCGCGCAGAATCCGCGTGAACGAGTTGCCATTCAACAGCAGCGAAACGAGGACCTGCTGGAAATGCTCCGTCCTGGACACGCCGACCTCTGGCGAATCCAACCAGTCAGGACGCGGCCGGAACGGCGTCCGCGTACCATCACGCCGAACGAACGTATCAACCGGAAGCGTCGAGATCGAATCGGCGATCAGCCGGACACACGCATACACCGTGTCGAGCTTCAGCGCCTCATCCTGATTCATCGTCACGCCCGAACTCGTCGTGACAAGAAGATCACCACCCGACCCGAAGATCGTCTGGAAACTGATCGCGCGCTCCTCGCCCGAGTCCTGCGCTGGATTGAAGATACGGCTAAGCACTAGACCTCTCGGCTGCAATGGCGAACGCTAGGAGAAAGACACCCGCCGCGACGATCCCAGCCGGCACGAAGATCAACCCCGCACCCGCGCTGACAAGCACCGCGCCAGCTACTTCCAATACCAGTATGATAGCCGCCCTATTCATACCCTAAAGAACCCCGGCGCGATCTGCGTCTCAGACTGCACAACCGCACCATACACCGCCATCACCCCGGCAACGAGCGCGTCGATCCTCTGCCGCTGCCGCATCTTCGACACCTTCCACCCGCGATCCGTCATCTGCGCCGCAGCCGACAAGACCGCCGAAGACAAGCCACCATCATCGTCGCGGCCAGCGTGCGCGATCTTACGCTCACCCACCATCGCGAACCACGTCTGATAAGCGTCCGCCATCGTCGCCGAGTTCTGCGGCATCGTCACCAGCATCAACCCCTCAGCCTCGAGAACCTGCGCGGAACGCTCAAAGAATCGCGGATCATAGAAGATGCCCGCGACCTGGTAGTCCGCATTCAACTGGCGGAGATAGTCCTCGACCTCGGCGAGATCAACATTCGCGCCCGGCTTCGGCGTCCACGTTCGCGCCTCAACGATCACGCTGTCATCATCACGCTCATGCGCCATCACCACCGCAGTCGCATCATGCACGATGCCAACATCGACACCGATCGAGACGCGCGCGCCGAGCGGAATCTCCGCATCCCGATCAATACACGCATTCCACGCATCCGCGCTAATCCACGCTTGCGAACCAGCCACCCAGACGCAGCCGTGAAACTGCAAGACCTCCTCGGCCGTGAGCTCGGGATTCGCAGCCTGTCGAGCTAGATACTCCTCCGTGATCCACGACGCAGGATTCGCTAACTTCATCGCGGCCGTGTCCTTCGGATCCTTCGTCGGCGCCGAGTAGTTATAGACAAGCGTTCGCGATTCGTGATTCCGACTGATTGTCAGTCCGGGCGACTTGTCAACTTCCGATGTCGCCTCAGCCATGTCGACAAGACGCCCAAGAATCGACATGGCGCGCTCGTTCGCATCACCCGCCGTCGTGATCGTAAAGACCTGCGTGTTCTTCCGCGCACCACCAGCCGTCGTCAATGCCGCCCACGCCTTCCGCTGCGACGGCTTCGACCAAGCGTGCAACTCGTCACAGATCACCAGACTCGGCGAGTAGCCGTGAAGGTTATCGGCGCTCGATGCCATTCGGAGAATCTTCCCACCACCATCCGAGCGGCTGATCTCGCCAATGTATTCGCGGAGTGCTACACCGTCCGACAAGACCGGCGAGCGCCGAATGAACTGCACGCAAGTGTCAAAGAGTCGGCCGGCCTGCTTGTCGCTCGCGGCCGCGAGCAGGATCTCCGGCTGCGTCGCATCGTTGAACATGCGATACAACGCATACGCCGCAAGCATCGTAGTCTTGCCTGATTTCCTGGGCACCAGTAGACAACAGCTCGCGAACCAAGGAGATACGCCGTCCTCGTCATTCGTCGCGAGCGCCTCGCCCATGAACTCGAGCTGCCAATCCTCAAGCTCGAGCGGCTCGCCCGCGAACTGATCGATGGACTGCGTTAGGAACTCGCGGCACCACCACGCGAAATGCGCGACACGCGACCCGATCGCGTAGTCCTCCCAGCGCATCGTCTTCGTCTGCGTCACGACTTCCGCTTCGTCGACAACTGCACAACCGGCGGAGCCTGACGATCAATCGCAACCGCGCGACCCTGGACACCGCCACGCGGATTCTTCAACGCCTCCGGCTCCAACTTCAACGCGCGCCCAGCCCGAGCCGCATCCTTCTCCGACTCGGCCAGAAGCTTCACCAGCGGATGCGGCACCACCGCACCATTCGTATGCGTAAACAACTTCGGCCGGCCATAACTCACCCACTCGGCACGAACCTCCTCCACCATATCGATCGCGCGAGCAAACCGAAGGACCGCATCAGCGAACCTCTCAGGCTCCGGCAGCGACTCAACATGACGCGCCGCCAACACGAACGCGCGACGCCCAGCATCGCCAAGATCATCAGGCATCAACGACTCAGACAATGGAACCCCTATGTTCGTGGCTTCGTCCATCAAAAAAGAGG